TCCAACTCAATTCTGCCTATGGTGCCATCGGAAACCAATACTTTCGATACTACAATCTTGCAAATGCTGAGGCGATTACTCTTAGCGGGCAAGTCTCGATTAGATGGATTGAAGGGAAAGTAAATCAGTACCTAAACAAACTACTTAAAACAGAGGATCACGATTATGTTATTGCTTCCGATACTGACAGCATCTATATCTGTCTTGATCTACTTGTTCGCACAGTATTTGATGGTAAAGATGTTTCTAAAGAGAGGATCGTTAACTTCCTTGACGATGCTTGCAAGAAACGAATCGAACCTTTCATCGACAAATCCTACAAAGAACTAGCAGATTATGTTGGTGCTTATGAACAGAAGATGTTCATGAAGCGAGAGAACATCGCTGAGAAAGGTATCTGGACTGCTAAGAAGCGATACATCCTCAACGTCTGGGACAGCGAGGGTGTTCGTTATGAGAAACCTAAACTCAAGATGATGGGTATCGAAGCAGTCAAATCTTCTACACCTGCTGCATGTCGCACATCTATTAAAGATTGCCTGATGGTGATCATGAATCAAAACGAAGAAGCAGCACAAAAGTTTATTGCAGATTTCCGAGACAAGTTTTCATCGTTGCCGATTGAAGATATCTCTTTCCCTCGTGGTTGCAATGGCATAAATAAGTGGTCGAACCCATCGACCATCTATAGCAAAGGCACACCTATTCATGTCAGAGGAGCACTGCTGTATAACTTCCATAACAAGAAAAACAAACTTACTCACAAGTATCCTCTGATTCAGGATGGTGAAAAGATTAAGTTTGTGTATCTAAAAACACCGAACAAAATCGGGGAGAATGTAATCAGTTATCTGAATACATTCCCGAAGGAATTTGCACTTGACAAACAGGTGGATTATGATCTACAATTCTCAAAGAGTTTCCTTGACCCGATCAAAGTAATTATGGATGTTATTGGATGGCAACCTGAAAAAATCGCATCACTGGAGTTTCTATTCGGATGAAGAAAACAAGATTTATTGTAACCTATCAAAACGCTTTCGGTTTCTCTCCTAGAGAAGAGAAGGTATTCAATGATCACAAGGAAGCAGAATGGTTTGAACGTGCCATGAAACGTTCTAATTACATCACGAACATTTTGGAGGTTAAAGAGTGAATTTTTTAAAGGATGTTGTAAAGGAGATTGGTAATGAGTATGCAGGACTTGTCAGTGATGGTGTCGCAGCAGGAGACACTGCTGATTTCATTGATACTGGTAGTTACATTTTCAATGCTTTGGTTAGCGGTTCAATCTACGGTGGAGTCCCCTCAAACAAGATCACTGCTATCGCTGGTGAGTCTTCTACTGGCAAGACTTTCTTTTGCCTTGGGATTGTGCAGCATTTCCTTGACAGCAATCCCGATGCTGGGGTGATTTATTTTGAATCTGAGTCAGCGATTAGTAAACAAATGATCGTAGATCGTGGCATTGACGCTGAGCGTATGATGATTGTGCCTGTATCTACTATCGAAGAATTTCGTACTCAGTCGTGCCGTATCCTTGACAAGTATATGGAGCAAGACAAAGAAGATCGCAAACCCATGATGTTTGTTCTTGATTCTCTGGGTATGCTTGCGAGCAATAAGGAGGTTGAGGATGTTGCGAACGATAAGCAAGTTCGCGATATGACAAAATCACAGTTGATTAAAGGTGCGTTCCGTGTGTTGACATTGAAACTTGGTAAAGCAAATGTTCCAATGCTGGTTACTAACCATACATATGATGTAATCGGAAGTTATATTCCCACAAAAGAAATGGGAGGAGGAAGTGGACTCAAATACGCTTCATCAACAATTATATATCTATCAAAGAAGAAGGAAAAGGATGGTACAGAGGTTGTTGGTAATATTATCAAATGCAAAGCACACAAATCTCGACTAACAAAGGAGAACTCACAGGTTGAAACACGTCTTTATTACGACCGTGGACTTGACAGGTATTACGGACTACTGGAACTGGGTGAGAAGTATGGAGTCTTCACAAAGCGGGGGAATAGGATCGTTGTTGGTGAATCTACTGTTTATCCTAAGTCTATCCTCTCTGATCCGCAGAAGTATTTCACCCCCGAAGTGATGCAAGCACTTGACGAAGCTGCCGCCCAGGAGTTTCGTTATGGAAACTAGTATTTTAAATCAAAAACTTACTGACTATATCAAAGTACCTTGCGATAAACTTACTGATTACATTCGAGTTTATGACGGGATTGCTGACAAACGTTTTTGTGACGATCTGATTGCAAACTTTGAATATGAAGAACACAATCAAAACCCTGTAGATAGGGAGAAGCGTCCTACTTTTACTGAACTGAATATCTCTCAGCAGTATAATGATAGAAACACTCGCTGGATAATTCCTCAGCAAGAATCTAAGCAGATCTTTCTAAAGGCAGTTAATGAATACATGGACGAGTTAGATCTTCGTGACATGGATTTTCCTCCTAAGTATTTGTTTGAAGAGTTTAGAATCAAACGTTACCTGGATAATGGTAAAGATGAGTTTGCAGATCATGTTGATGTAGGAGATCATTCCTCTGCTAGAAGATTCCTTGTGTGTTTCTTATATCTAAATGATGTTGAAGAGGGTGGCACTACAGATTTTCCAAAACTAGACCTTTCAATTACCCCTAAGTGTGGTAGAATGTTAGTGTTCCCACCAACCTGGATGTTCCGTCACGCGGGTCGTCCAGTTACCAAAGGCAAAAAGTACATTCTAGGAACTTATCTACACTACCTATGAACGATCTCGAAGTTACTATCCTTAGCAATCTCATATATCATGAGAAGTATACTCGGAAAGTGCTTCCTTTTCTTAGGACAGAGTATTTTCAGACACGGTGCAACAAAGTCATCTTTCTGGAGATTCATGAGTATGTAAGTCAGTATGATGCGCTACCATCTTTAAATGCTATTGGTATAGAATGTCAGGAACGAACTGATCTGTCAGAAGAACAGTTTAAAGAAATTATTGAGGTATTAAATGAGCTTTCCGATGATCCCTCGGACTACGATTGGCTCGTTGATACTACGGAAAAGTGGTGTCAGGAGCGTGCGATCTACCTATCGCTTATGGAATCTGTCAAGATTGCTGACGGGCAAGATACCAAGAGGGATAAAGGTGCGATTCCTTCGATTCTTTCGGAGGCACTAGGGGTTTCCTTTGATCAGCATGTGGGTCATGATTATGTCTCTGATGCTGAAGCACGATACGATTTCTATCATCGGAAGGAAGATAAGATTCCTTTTGGTTTGGAATTGTTCGACAAGATCACCAAGGGTGGTCTCCCTAACAAAACTCTGAATGTTGCTCTTGCTGGCACAGGTGTCGGTAAGTCTTTGTTCATGTGTCACCTTGCTAGTAGTGTTCTCCTTCAGGGGAAGAATGTTTTATACATTACTATGGAGATGGCAGAAGAAAAGATTGCAGAAAGGATTGACGCAAACCTTTTGAACATTCCTATCCAACAACTTAGTGATTTGCCTAAGGTAATGTTTGACAAAAAGATTGCAAACCTGAGTAAGAAGACTCAAGGCAAACTTATAATTAAAGAGTATCCAACGGCATCCGCACATGTCGGACATTTTAAATCTCTTCTTAGTGATCTTGCTCTTAAGCGGTCTTTTAGACCCGATATTATCTTTGTGGATTACCTCAATATATGTGCTTCCCAGAGATACAAAGGAGCGGTTGTTAACTCCTACACCTACGTCAAAGCAATCGCAGAAGAACTCAGAGGACTTGCTGTGGAATCCAATGTTCCTATTGTATCTGCTACGCAAACCACTCGTTCAGGTTATGGTAGCACTGATGTTGACCTTACTGATACTTCTGAATCCTTTGGTCTCCCTGCTACTGCTGATCTTATGTTTGCCCTTATTAGTACGGAAGAGCTTGAGGGTATGAATCAGATCATGGTGAAGCAGTTGAAGAATCGATACAATGATCTCAGCAGAAACAAACGTTTCTGTCTGGGTATTGACAGAGCAAAGATGAGGTTGTATGATGTTGAAGAATCTGCTCAGGAAGACCTGGTTGATTCAGGTCAAGAGCAAGAAAAAGCAGACCTGGTGAAACGATTCACCGCCAAAAAATCTTTTACAGAATTGAAGTATGATTGATCCAATTAAGTATGCAGAATTTGTCAATGCGGTTACGTCGCAACAAAGTAAAGACCACGAAGCATTCGTTTATCGTATTCAAGAACTTGAGGGTCAGGGATTTCCTTCCGAGCGACTGCTTACTGCTTCTGTAGGCATGTGTGCTGAAGCAGGTGAATTTACGGAAGTAGTAAAGAAGATTGTATTCCAAGGCAAACCTGTCAATGAAGATAATCTGTTTCACCTGAAGCGTGAATTGGGTGACATCATGTGGTATGTCATGCAAGCATGTATGGGTCTAGGTACAGATCTAAATGAAATCATTGAGATGAATGTTGAGAAACTTGCATCTCGTTATCCTGATGGTGCATTTGATGTTCACTTCTCTGAGAACAGGAAGGAAGGTGACGTTTGAAACATCTGGAAGTAATAGATAATTTTGTTCCTCCAGAGGAATGGCAGGAACTGCAGGAAGTCATCCTGGCAGATGACTGTCCTTGGTTTTGGAATAATGATATTACTTCATTAGATAATGTTGTATCAGATCCTGTTCCTAGTGGGCAATTTACACACACAGTATGGAGAATCAATGAAGGTCCTCAAACTGTTGGGTGGAAATATTTTCTATCATTGTTTGAGCAGATTAGATTGTCTTCTCCAAAAGCTCATGAGGAAGTATTTGTATTGTTGCGGGCAAAATTGAATATGAACCCCAGAGAATCTGAGAATGTTCAGTTGGGTAGTTTTCATATAGATTTTCCAATTGAGTCTGAAACAGCAATTCTTTATATCAATACAAACAATGGATATACAGAGTTTGAAGATGGAACTAAAGTTGAGTCTGTAGCAAACAGACTGTGTATGTTCCCATCGCATATGAGACATGCTGGTTTTGCTTGCAGTGATCAGCAAAGACGAGTTGTCCTTAACATGAATTACATCAGATGTCCAAAAATTATACAGTCCCAGTATTGATGTTCCTTGGCGTTATTGCCTCTACCCTTGCCATAATTGTGGCGGGGTATTTTCATGGCAACATGCATATTGAGGCAGTATGGAAGACTCTTCACAGTTAATAAATAGTCAAAAAGGACGATGGCAAACAAAGGACTTCAGTTTGAACATGCTGTAATGTATGCTGCTACTTCTAGGATTAATGAACCTAGAACTAGAGAGCAGGAGAAGTTCTTTACAGAAGCAGCAAAGAAGTGGGATGCTATTCCTGATGAAATAAAAAATAAAGCAACAGAACTTGTTACTAGTCTTGCACCTAGAAGTGTGACAGACAAGCAAAAGTATTATGGATCATTTAAAAAAATGTCTGGTGGTGGAACAGAACCAAAGACAGATATTATGTTCTCAAAATCTGGTAAGACTTATAAGTGTTCTATGAAATGGGGAGACTCTTTTCAGTTAACAAGTTCTGGTATTGATACTTCAGTTCAAACTCTTACTAAGGTATTGAAAAAAGTTGCTACCGACTTGGGTAAAAATAATATGACTGTAAATGAGTTGGGGACTCTACAACTTATTGTTGAGCAGATTGCTAATAAGTTTGAGAATAGAACTGGAACTTTGACTCAATCGGAAGCAGATAGAATGATGAAAGATGTTAACAAAGCAGGTGGTCTTAATGAACAACTGCAAGAAATATTAGGTTCTAGGAGAGCACCTTCAGGTGCTGCTGCATATGATGCATTCAAGTATGAACTTACTAAAGAATGTATGACTGGGGAACTCACATTTTCTAATGAGAAAGATAAAGCAGCGGACCATTTATTGACTGAGCATGGTCTAAAACCCATTGATGATAAAGCAATTCGTGAAGTGATGAAGAAAGCAGGAGTAAGATTCTCTAAAAAGGGAAGAGGAAAGGATGATAGGGGTGTCCGTCAGAACGCCATTACGATTAGGTACGAAGTTTAAACTGGCACAACCCCATGTGTGATTCGACTTTGACATGCTATAATAGTGGTATAGACACAGAGGAAACCTTGCCTAACAAGCATCTGGACCACCTTGAAGACCTGATCTTCGTGGGTCGTAAGGAAGCACTTGAAGCAGTTCGTACTGCTCTCAGCAAACCTAAACTTAGTGTCAAGTGGGACGGTGCTCCCGCTATCGTGTTCGGTACTAATCCTGCTAATGGCAAGTTCTTCGTCGGAACCAAATCCGTTTTCAATAAAGTCAAGGTCAAGATCTGTTATAGTCAGGCAGATATTGACAAACATTACAAGGGCAACGTTGCGAACATTCTTCGCTTATGCTTTTATCATCTTCCTCGTCTCAGTGGAATTATCCAAGCTGACTTTATCGGTGTCGGCGGGGGGTCTGTATATCGTCCTAATACTTTGGAGTATCGTTTCTCCAGTCCGACTAATCGTGATATTATCCTTGCTCCACACACTTCTTATACCGAAGTTTCTCCGACTGCTGTGGGGCGTGGCGGCGTCAATCTACTGTCTGCATTGGGTACTCAATTCGTAGGTCTTGACGAGGCACATGCGACGGTCAGAAGGAACCCTAGGTTCAACTGGATTAAATTTCTCTACATGTTAACTCAGTGTAAGATTCCTAGTGCATCTGCTCGCCAGCATATATACAAGCATATCAATAAGTTTATTCGTGCAGGACAACTTCCCTCGGTTGGAGTTTTGTACAGTACGCTACCTGATAAATATAAGTGTGAAGTTAATCTGACCACCTTTCAAGTGTGGGAAATGATCTTCCTTTTGAAACAGTCTTTACTTGAAAATATCGTTGTCGATGGATCTGTGAAATGTTTCTTGAATGACCAACCTGCTCAACATGAAGGGTTTGTCACTGTTTCTGATAACCCCTACAAAATTGTAGACAGACTGACTTTTAGTAAAGCAAACTTCAACCTAGATAAGAATTGGACGAATGAAAAAATTTAGTGCTTTCCTAACTGAAGCCGAGAGATCGTTCGCAGCAAAGTCTGCAGAAAAATTAAACCTAAAACATATTGGTTACGGACGTTACGCTGACCCTAGAGGCAACGTGACCCATATGTCTCAAGATGGTAAGCTTGTAAAAATTACACCACAGAATGACCCAGGACCCCAGCAATCCAATGGAGGAGAAGAAACGGCAGATGGCGAGGGTAAGGTCGATCAAGGCACAATATCTATTACATTTGGAAGATTTAATCCACCTACTGTTGGGCACGAGAAGCTTCTAGCAAAAGTAGCACAAGAGGCAAAATCCAATGGAGGAGAGTATAGAATATACCCCTCAAGGTCGCAGGATCCTAAGAAGAATCCGCTCGACCCAGGCACGAAAATTAAGTTTATGCGGCTCGCGTATCCAGATCACGCCAATACGATTGTCGATAGTGACGACATGCGTACTATTTTTGATGTACTTTCCGCCCTCGATAATGACGGATATAGCGACGTTCGTATCGTGGTCGGTGGTGATCGCGTCAGTGAGTTCAACTCGCTTGCGACGAAATATAACGGAGATCTCTACAACTTTGAAAACATCAAAGTAGTATCTGCAGGTGGTAGAGATCCTGATGCAGAGGGTGTCGAAGGCATGTCAGCATCCAAGATGCGTAAAGCAGCAATGGAAGGAGATGAAGATACTTTTTATGACGGTCTTTCCAGTAATCTTTCTAAAAAAGATCGAGAAGCGTTATACTTAACTCTTCGTCAGTCTATGCAGGTCCAAGAAACCTTTGAAGATTTTGCCGAAGCATCATACCATGTGTATGAAATTGCTCCTAGGTTAGATCCTCAAGGTCTTCGTGAAGCATATTTTGATGGTAATTTATTTGAGGTAGGTTGCTTCATTGAAAATGTCAACACGGGGCTCGTTGGTAAAGTTGTTAGTCGTGGCAGCAATTATGTCATCTATATTGATGAGCATGATAATGTATATCGCTCATGGTTGAAGGATCTAGTAGAAAGAAACGACATTAAGTATTTTAATTTCACTCCTGCTGGTGAAATGGGTACTGATAAATTAGCAAACTACATGCGTAAACTCACTCCTGGTGAGTTTATTCGCAAGATAAATAAAAAGGACAAGGTTACCAAGTAAGATGAACTTAAAAGATTTACCTGATATGTCGGACGCCTTGAAAAAGGTACAACAGTTCGACGAAAAGAAATTAGATCCTGTTGGCAAGGAGGATTCCGATGTCAATAATGACGGGAAGGTCGATAGCAGTGATTCTTATTTGAAAAACCGCAGAAAGACTATTGCCAAAGCGATGAAGAAAGAGCATCATGAAAAGGATGCTGACGGCAAAGTCATTGAGCATGATGTAGAAGATATCGAAGAAGGTAAGTTCAGCGGTTCTAAGTCCTCTGTAATGCGTGATGGCACCGCTTCTGCTCCCGAAAGAACTGCTGCTGAGCGTAAAAAGGATCGTCGTATCCTTGCTGGTTACGGCAAAGGTGGCATGGAAATGGCAGTGGATCGTGCAAAGAAAGAGCGTGATGAGAAACGTGCAGCTCGCAAAGAAGCATTTGCATTCTCTGAGTCAGAGTTAGAGGAATTGGCACTGCATGAGGAAGAGATCGATGCTCTGACCGATGAGCAGTTGGTTGAATTCTTTGAAGAAGCAATTCTGGAGATGGCAGAAGATGATCAGGATCTGATCGAAATCTGCGAGCATCTTGAGGAAGTTGAGATGCTTACTGAAGTAAGCGACAAGTATTATGATTCTGCTGTTAAGTCTTCTAAGGCAGCAGCAAAAGCAAATCGTCCTTCACGCATGGATCGTCTGAAGTCTGCTGCTAAGTCGGCAGGTTCTAAAGTCAAGGCAGGTGTTAAGGCAGTAGGTAAGAAAGCAGTTTCTACTGCTGGTAAAGTTGCTGGAACTTATCAAGGTTCTAAAGAAGCAGCAAGGATCAAAGCAAAACGCAAGTCGATGCAGAACACTCCTGCTAAGAAGAAAGATGACGATGGTACTGGTGGTAAGTTAGATAAACTGTTAGCAGATACCAGAGGTAAATCTTCTAGCAGCAGTTCCTCCTCTGGTGGTGGCGGGGAAAGAGACGCAGGTTCTGAAGCAAGAGAGCGTCTTAAGTCTAAGAAGAAAGGTCCTGGTCTTCTCAGAAGAATCGGTGGTGCAATTAAGCGTGGTCTGAAGAAAGCAGTCGGTAAGACTTCTCGTCTGGTATCCAAGGGTAGCGACAAACTCGCTAAGCGCATGGGTGAAGAGTATGATAGAATTGCACATCTCCATGAGTCTGGATTGTTTACTATCCAAGAGATCGAATCTATTATCGAAGAAGGTTACAAGCCTATCGATAAGAAGAAGGAAACTGCAATGTATCGTAGAGCAGGTAATCTGAGTCGCGATGCACTTAGTAAAGGAATGAATACTAAGGCAGGTTCTAAAGCACAGGATAAATCTGGTAAGATCGTAAGCGCAATCACTTCTCAAAAGGAGCGTGAGCGTTTTAGTAAGATGGCAGACATCAAGGCTCGTTCTAACTATGGCGGTTGATTATGTTATCATTCAATGACTTACAAGAGAAAAAAACTAGTATCAAGATAAATCCTAAGAAAGAGGATGTCATGGAGGGGGATAAAACCCTCAACCATGGTGAGGATTGCGGTTGCATGAAATGTGATAAGCGCCGCCGTAAAGATGAACTTGGTGATGAAAAAACAGTATCTACAGAGGAAACAGCCTATGTCAGTCAAGAAGAAGTTTCAGAAGAAAGCGATCAAAGCATCGGTGAAAAAGAAACTTCTGGTTTGCTGACATTCTCTCAATTCGCTGAAGGATTATCAATCGATGATCAGATGAAGATCTCTAAGGAGTACAATAGAAAGTCTCCTGAAGAGAAGAAGGCAGCAAATAAAAAAGCAATGGGTAATGTTAAGAAGGTTCCTCCCAAAAAGGACACCAGAACAGACGCTCAAAAAATGACTGATGCCACTGGTCCTCGTCCTGGTTCTCGCTACAGAGGTGACTGATGACTAACGAAGAACTAAAACATCTCGCCAAAGAAAAGGAACATAAAGAACGTGACGCTCGCATGAAATATGGCAAGCGTTACAAAGATGTTCTTAAGAGGCAAAAAGAAGCAAAGGATAGACTCCATCATGACACCAAAACTAAAGGTGTTCGCTTCTACGATAAGAAAGGTTCTGGTTACATGAAAGGTGGAGTGAAAAAATATGATTGAGCCTATATAGGATAGACCCCTTTATAGGACGAAATCATGTTATTATCTTTCCTTCTTCCGTTCGCGAAAAAAATTGTAGCGGATGCAGTATCGAAGATTCCTGATGATGCAGAACTTGGTGAAAAACTCATCGACATTTGCATCCTGGTATTAGAAAAGGCAGTAAAGCTTACTAAAACGACCGCAGATGACGCTCTGTTGGAAGCAGTGAAGAAAGCTTTAGTTACTAGAGAAGACGCCGCGTAGGCGATTCTAGAGGGGTCTCAGAGACCCCTATTTTTATAAATAATTGTAGAAAACCGACGAACTAAGGAGCATAATCATGCCATTATACGGTATTACCGACGCTGATGAGTCTAAACCCAAGTGGGCTGTGCGTGGCAGTGCAGTAGATCAACAAAATATCTTTGCAACTGCTGAAGGTTGGGTACTCCGTCACTACAAGAATGCAGCTAAGACCGAGTATTGGGACGAAGTTCTTGTAGCAGTTGATGGTTTGGTTGGTGCAGGTGGTCGTGGTACAGATACCCTCGGCAATGCTGACATCACCGCAGTCTTCTTTGAGGAGACAGGTTATGAAGGCGGCGCAACTGGAACTGTTGTTGTTATCTACAATGAACAGGTTGATGTTACCAACGGTGCAACCTTAGTTGTTAGAAACACAACTGATTCTGCTAACATCACCGCAACTGCTGCTGCACAGACAGGTGTAAACCGTGTTGAGTTTACATTCACTGCTGCTGCAACTGGTAAAGCACATGCTATCCAAGCACAAACCATCTCTGGAACGATTGTTGATACGGGCACTTCGACCGCATCTGACAAAGTATTCGTTGCTGGTGACGTTGTAGGTGCTGGTGGATCTGGTTCTACCGCAACATTTACTGCAAGTTAATATAAATGAAATTTGACGAATTGAATGAAGGAAACTACATTCTCTTCGCCATGAAGCATTATGAAAATCCTCATTGCGTAACTCGCGATGACTTTGATGAAGACATTAAACGCTTCAAGTATCTGAAAAGACTCTTGAAGCGTTATGTACGAGGGGGTGCATTGAGAACCCACCTCATTATCAATCATCTTATCATTTTATATAATGTTTTTGGTGAAGCAGCAACTCCCCTTTTGTTTTTTAAACTGGAGCGGGAGTATTGGTGTATCCTGAAAACTATACTCATTTATTTGAATAAATACCCTATAGGAATGCTTCCTGAATTAGAGGAAGATCCTGATATCGCTGAGGAGCTCGCAAAGATATGACGGTCATGACTGCTGGTACAGGTGGATTTGGTGGCGATGCCGCTGCTACAGGTCCTAATGCTGGATACGATCCAGTCATGAAGTTTCGCGGTAAGATAAAAAAGAAGGATGCTAAGAAGTTAGTAGCACCTGGCAATAAACTTGGTGAGTCTAGGGAAAATCCTAAAGCACCATCCAGACTTTTTCAGTATAAAGTTACTATCCCTGAAGTTGGTGAGACTGTAATTTACGCAAGTTCTCCTGCTGAGTTACAACGTAAACTACGCATGGTCATCATGCCTGCTCACAGAGGGGATATTAGTATTGAAAGAATGATGCCCGCAGCTGCTGGTAAGTTCTTTATGAACAAGCGCATGAATCATATGCGAAACGTTCAGGAACAAAACGATCAGCAGATGAAGCAACAGATGGCACAGCAAAAGATTGCCATCGAGAAGAAAAAGATTATGATGAAAAAACAAGAACTCCAAAAGCAGTTGCAACTAAAAACTCAACAGTTGAAGAAGCAAGCAAGAGCGGGAGCAGAGCAAGACGCGACGAGGTAAAGTGTCTGACATCAACACTGCAATCTTAGAAAGACTAGAACGAGTAGTTGATTCACTTCAGGATAATTCCGTGAAGATGGGTCAACTTCTTGCTGTACATAATGAGAAGTTGGATAAACAAGACAAGGTTGATGAGGTCTTGTTTGAAAAGATTGATAGAATACATGATGACATTACCAGAGAGACTGATGCAATCAAGAAAGGGTGTGAAAGAGACATCCGTAAGATTGATGAAAGACTTAGAATTATGGAGAAGAAGATGTGGACCATATTTGGCGGTCTCACTGTAATATCTTTTTTATTATCGGCACCAGGACAAAGAGTTATGAAACAGTTGACAGGATCTCAATCTACCAGTATGATGGGGACTGAGATTACTAGGTCTATTGGGTGATTGATGAACACTATGCGAGATTAATCTCTGCTCGGTTCGACAAATTTAAGAGAGTACGCAATGGAGTTTATAACTTTCGTTGTCCCTATTGTGGTGACTCGCAGAAGCATAAGAACAAGTCTCGTGGATACTTCTTTACGAAGAAAAGCGGGTTAGTTTACAAGTGCCATAACTGTGGTGTGGGTAGATCTTTTGGTAGTTTCCTAAAGGATAACGCACCTGATGTCTATGACGAATATGTCATGGAACGATATAAAGCAGGTCTTACAGGTAAAGGTCGAAACGTAGCAGACCCTACGCTAAGTTTTGAAAAACCCAAATTTAAGAAAAAAGGTGAACTGGTAAGTTGTTCAGAGCTAAATAATGAACACCTTGCAGTCGCATATCTTCTTGGTCGTGGAATACCTGAGGAAAATTACTCAGACTTATTCTTCACCGAAAAGTTTTGCACTTGGGTAAATACTCAGAAACCTACGTTCAAAGATGTCAAGAAGGATCACCCGAGAATCATCATCCCTTTCATTGACACCAACGGCGAGTGGTTCGGATTCCAAGGGAGGTCTCTAGATTCAGGTGATCAGATGCGATACATCACGATCATGCTGGATGAGAATAGATCCAAGGTATTCGGATTGAACAAAGTAGATTTCAATAAAACAATTTACATTACAGAAGGACCTTTCGATAGTCTATACATAGATAACGCTATCGCTATGGCAGGTGCTGATATTGATTGGGACTTGCTTAAAGGTAAAGAGGTAGTTTTTGTATTCGATAACGAATCCAGAAACGCTCAGATTGTCGATCGAATGACGAAAGTAATCGATAAAGGTTATGAGATTGTAATCTGGCCAAATAAAATATCAGATAAAGACCTGAATGACATGTTTCTTTCTGGACATGATGTGCAGTCTCTGGTAGAATTCAACACTTACAGCGGTTTAGAAGCCCACGTTAAACTAAGCGAATGGAAAAAGGTATGAAAGAAATTCATGTTGTAAAACGTGATGGGGAACAAGAACCCCTTAACCTTGAAAAGGTACATGCAATGGTTGAGCACGCTTGCAGAGATCTTGCAGGTGTCTCTGAGAGTCAGGTTGAAATGAATTCAAACCTGCAATTTTTTGACGGTATCAAAACCGCTGATATTCAAGAGATTCTTATTCGTTCTGCTAACGATTTGATCTCATTGGATTCTCCTAATTACCAATTTGTTGCTGCTCGTCTGCTCCTGTTTAGTTTGAGGAAAGCAGTTTACAATGGACACCCTGATGGTCATCCACCTCTGCTAGAGCATGTTCAAAAGTGTATTGCTCAGGGAGTATATGATGAGAGTATCCTGGTAAAATATACAGAAGAAGAGTGGGATAAACTCAATAGTTTTATTGATCATGATCGTGATTATTTGTTCACATATGCTGGCATTCGTCAGGTGGCAGATAAATATCTTGTACAGGATCGCAGCACGGGAGAGATCTTTGAAACTCCCCAATTCATGTACATGATGGTTGCGGCGACACTGTTCCAAGATGATGATAAGTTCTATCGTCTCGAATACGTCAAAAAGTATTATGACGCAATCTCCAAACACCGACTCAACATCCCAACGCCAATCATGGCGGGAGTCAGAACACCCCTTCGTCAATTTGCATCTTGTGTTCTCGTTGATGTTGATGACACCCTCGATAGTATCTTTAGCAGCGATATGGCTATTGGTCACTACGTCGCACAACGCGCTGGAATCGGTATCAACGCAGGCAGAATCCGTGGCATCAACTCTAAAATCAGAGGCGGAGAGGTACAACACACAGGCGTTGTCCCCTTCCTTAAAAAGTTTGAAAGCACTGTACGATGCTGCACACAAAACGGCATCCGAGGTGGTTCTGCTACAGTTCACTTTCCTATCTGGCACCAAGAAATAGAAGATATTATTGTTCTGAAGAACAACAAAGGTACAGAAGACAATCGCGTTCGCAAACTTGACTACTCAATCCAGATTTCAAAACTTTTCTATGAGCGTTTCATCGCGAATGGAGAAATTAGCCTATTCTCACCGCATGACGTACCAGGTTTGTATGATGCTTTTGGTACTGATACATTTGACGATCTATATGTGGCTGCTGAATCAGATGACTCTGTTCCAAGAAAGACTGTAAAGGCACAAGAATTAATCCTGAACCTTCTTAAGGAGCGTGCAGAGACTGGTCGTATCTACATTATGAATATTGACCATTGTAATACTCACTCGTCCTTTAAGGACAAGGTGAATATGTCTAACCTGTGTCAGGAGATCACTCTACCGACTGATCCTCTGCAGCATATTGATGGTCATGGTGAGATTGCTTTGTGTATTCTCTCTGCTATTAATGTTGGTAAACTTAAGAATATTGATGAACTCGATGAACTCTGCGAACTTGCTGTTCGTGGTCTTGACGCTTTGATTGATTATCAACAGTATCCTGTTAAGGCAGCAGAGGTCAGCACCAGGAATCGTCGCTCTCTTGGTATTGGTTATATCGGTCTTGCACATTACCTTGCAAAGAACGGTGCCAAGTATGATTCACAGAAGGCACATGACCTTGTTCATAAACTCACTGAGAGGTTCCAGTATGCCCTCCTAACAGCGTCTAATCGTATGGCGATGGAGAAGGGTCCTTGCGGATATTTTGGTAAAACAAAGTACGCAGATGGAATTCTGCCGATCGATACATATAAGAACGACGTGGATGAAATTGTACCGAATGACCTTTCATGTGATTGGGAATATCTACGAGGACGGATTGTTGAGTACGGACTACGGCACAGCACGCTGTCCGCACAGATGCCTTCGGAGAGCAGTTCCGTTGTGTCAAACGCAACAAATGGAATTGAACCTCCTAGAGACTACCTGTCCGTTAAGAAGAGTAAGAAAGGACCCCTTAAGCAGATTGTCCCGTCTTATTCGACGCTCAAGAGTAACTACACCTTGCTCTGGGACATGCACAACAATGACGGATACATCAAAGTCACCGCCATAATGCAAAAGTTTTTTGATCAGGCAATCAGTGGTAACTGGAGTTACAATCCAGAGAACTATGCTGACAATGAAGTTCCTGTATCAGAAATGGCAAAAGATTTACTTACAACTTACAAATATGGTTGGAAGACTTCTTACTATCAAAATACCTATGATGCTAAGAAGGATGGTGATGATGTTGAAGTGAAGGGTAATGTTAACGATTTAATTGACGAACTACTTAACACGGAGGAAGACGATTGTGACAGTTGCAAGGTCTAAGATTGAAAAGATGACAGTATTTAATAAGAACAAAGTTAATACCAAGAAGCAACCTATGTTCTTTGGACAACCTTTGGGGGTCCAAAGATATGACGAATATAAGTATCCAGTATTTGATAAACTAACTCAGCAACAATTAGGTTATTTCTGGAGACCTGAAGAAGTATCTTTACAAAAAGACCGCAGTGATTACCAAACTTTATCGGATGAGCAAAAGCACATCTTCACCAGCAATCTTAAGTACCAGATCATGTTGGATTCTGTCCAAGGGCGTGGTCCTGGGATGGCTTTTATCCCATACTGTTCATTACCTGAACTTGAAGCTTGCATGAATGTATGGGAGTTTATGGAGATGATCCATAGTCGCTCTTACACATACATCATTAAGAATGTGTATTCAAATCCTGGTGATGTGTTCGATACTATTCTCGATGATGAGAAAGTTATGGAACGTGCCAGCAGTGTCACTGAATCGTATGATGATTTTATCAGTCATGCACATGAGTATGACAACGGAACGATGTGGGATCTTGCAAGAGAAGGTCATCCCACAGGACAATATGATCGTCGTGAGTTAAAACGCAAACTCTATAGGGCTATCGCTAATGTTAACATTCTGGAAGGCATTCGCTTCTACGTTTCCTTCGCGTGTTCGTTTGCTTTTGGCGAGAATAAACTTATGGAGGGCTCGGCAAAGATACTCTCTCTTATTGCTAGAGATGAAAGCCAACATTTGGTTATCACGCAAAATATCCTCAGGAAATGGAAAGAAGGGGACGATCCAGAAATGGCAATCATCGCAAAAGAAGAAAAACCCTTCGTAGCAGAAATGTTTAGAAGGACAGTTGATGAAGAAAAGATGTGGGCAGACTACTTGTTTAAGCAAGGTAGTATGATTGGTCTGAATGATCGACTGCTTCACAACTATGTTGAGTGGATTGCAAACCGTCGTATGAAAGCGATCGGTCTTGATCCTATCTTTGATATTCCTGCTAAGAACAATCCTCTTCCCTGGACTGAGCACTGGCTCAACTCTAAGGGTCAGCAAAACGCACCTCAAGAAACGGAGATTGAAAGTTATGTCGTCGGAGGAATCAAACAAGATGTCCAAGCAAACACCTTCGCTGGATTCAGTCTATGATGACTTGGTAGAAACTGCTAATGAGATCGGTCCAGACGTTACAGACATGATCTGGACCGCTGCCAAGAAAGAAGCATTAAGAGATCGTAAAAACGTATCACACTGAACTACATTTAAAAAACATCTATGATATAAATATAGATGTATCAATAGATACGAACTTTACGTTCATCCCACTTTGGTGGGACGCAAGTAAGTCGCGGAACGGAGCGTTCATCCCATGTTTGAATTACTATTCTATGCAAATATGATGTGTTCTGATGCTGATGCACTAGTGTTCAGGATCGAAAAGAACAGATCAGAATTACCTCCACACATAGTTTTGGAGTTAGTAGAGACCGTAAAGGAATCTGTGCCTGAATGTAATCATTACTGGGACGCACACGACTGAAGGAACGGGTAACGGATCCAGCGAAAGCTGAGAAGGTTAATCACCCTATTATTTCAGGAGTCAATCATGAACACCTTAACACTGATCAAAAAGCAAATCGACAAAGCAGCAGCTCTTCATGACGCACAAATCAACGTCACCAAATATCGTGGTGTTGACTGTGTAGTTCATCAAGTACCTGAGGAAACTCACGGCACCTTCTGCTATCGTGGTCGCACATACGTCAAGTGAAATAACATCTTAAATATGTTAAGATGATAACAAAGCACCCACATGGGTGCTTTTTTGCTATCCTAAATACAGACAAACTACACAGGAGAGTCATGAAAATTTTTCTGGACTGTTCTGATCCCGAACTCATTGCCCAAGCATACGAGACAGGACTAATTGATGGCGTTACGACAAACCCATCTCTTATGCTCAAAGCAGGCGAAGACCCTAAGAGTGTTATCAAGGAGATCTCTGCGATCTTTCCTTGGAACTCTTCGGTATCTGCTGAGGTGGTCGGAGAGACCGCTGAGGAAATGTTAGATATGGCAGAAGACTTCATCGAGATCGGACCAAACATTACAATCAAAGTTCCTTGCACACCAGAAGGTCTCAAAGCATGTAGAGACCTGACTAACGACGAGATCAATGTTAACGTCACATTGATTTTCAGTACGGCACAAGCGATCCTTGCATCAAAAGCAGGGGCGACATACGTTTCACCCTTTGTGGGTAGAGTGTATGATCAATCGTTTGATGGTCATAAACTAATTGAGGAAATTGCAGATGTATTCGCTACGCACCAGGCAAAGACGCAGGTCCTTGCTGCATCGATTAGGGATGTTCACCAAGTATCCACTGCTTTTAGAGTGGGAGCTGATATTTGTACTATCCCTCTTCCCGTTTTTCATAAAATGTATAAGCATGTTCTTACCGATAAGGGGTTAGAACTATTTGACAAAGACTGGCAGGAACTTCAAGCATGTCTGACGACGATCTGAAACGCATCATTCAAAAATATCCACCCTCGGGCAGATCTATAATGAAAAAAGTAGATTTTGAACCGAGGATTCACCATTTGAAATCAGAACTATATCGGGGTGATTATGATGGAGCCAGTGAAGACTGGAAGGACGGAGCACATTATATGCTCAACAGAGTTCTGATGATTCTACAAGAATATTACTCATGAATAAAAAGAATCTTAAGACACTAATTCAAGACCTTGAGATAGCAGTTGCTGAACTCAAGGCAGAAGTTTACGCTGATCCCTCTGCTTACATAGATAAGAGTAGCGAGCGAACAGCGAGTAGCTACATTGACCAAAACGACGACGACGGAGACCCCGATTGATTATGAAAACCCCTGGATTTTTAACGGACACCCTTTTCTATCTGAGAACATTGACGATTATTTCGGTTTCGTCTATTGCATTACAAACCTTTGTAGTGGTAAAAGGTACATCGGAAGAAAATACTTCTACCAACATAGAAAGCCTAGAGGTAAGTCTAGGCGAGTTAAAAGTGAAAGCGACTGGAAAAGATACTACGGCAGTAGTAAGGAACTTGCTGATGATGTCAGAACTCAGGGGAAAATATCGTTTAAAAGAGATATATTAAGCCTACATAAATCTAAGGGACTCACAAATTTTGAAGAGACCCGACAACTTTTTCTCAACAATGTACTTACGGAGGCGATGTCAGATGGGACACCTGCATTTTACAATTCAAACATCCTTGGTAGGTACATGCGAAAAGATTATTTCAACCCTTGACCGCTGCTAATAGGTCTGTTATAATTCAGAGGTAGTCAAGGGAGTTCTCCAATGAACGCAGAGTTCTACGAAAACGAAGCAACAACCGATGCATTGTTCGATCTTTTTATCGATCAACTGCACCATTTTGCCGAGCTTGAGTCGGAGGAAGACCTTGCAACCACTGGGTCAGTAGCTCAGCGGATAGAGCAACTGCCTTCTAAGCAGTCGGTCGTAGGTTCGATTCCTACCTGACCCGTTGCCCTTTTGGGCATATGGTCCATTATAAGGTAAAATCTTATGACTACAGCACAAAAGTTCTCGTCTGTTGTTGGTATCCTCTACGATGCCATTGATCGACAAGTAACACTTGACATCGAGTATCCTATCCTTTATAATCAAATCGTGAAATTTTTTGAGGAGAAAGGTGTTGACTTCTATGGTGATGTAGATGAGGATTATGACATCCTTTTGACTAAACTTGAACAGGACCTTTTTTATTATGAGCAAAGTGACAGTTCTTCTTGAACGCTATCCTTATCGGTATGTCCAGTCTGGGACGATCGCTCTCAACGGTCGTCCTGACTACCGAATCCAAAAGTTCGACGATTGGACTAAAAGGTACAAGGATATGTACCTCCTTGATAATTCTATCCAACTAGATTATGCTATGGAGGATTTTGAATACACGAAATGGTTGGACCCAGATCGTGTTCCCTGCTATGTACGCGACATTGTATCATGAACGTTTATCAAACTGCTATCAAAGCACTCGAAAATTGCGTCAAAGACGCTATGGAAAATGATGTTGATGCTGGTCTCCAAATGGAACTCTGGCGTCACTATCAAGGCATGAAAGCAATTCAACGCCAACTGCCTAAAGAAACTGAGTATAAGTTTTCCGTCAGTGGAAACGATGACACGATTTCTTTCGACCCTGACTATAACGTTAACGTTGCAGCAGGTCTCGTAGATGTTCCTTTCTTCGGTGCAGGGTCTAAGGATGTAATTACGTTCTCCTAGTCTTTACCAATAGACTCTAAACTAGATGGCTTTTGACTGGATGACAGTCGCACATAAAACAGAAAGAGTTTCCCTGTTCTCTAAAATAAAAACAAGGTGGTGGAGTCAATTTGACCCATTCATAAGGACCCCATAAGGGGTCCTTTTTTGTTGGATTCAAAATCTTAATATTTGAAAGTGCTTGACAAATGTAAAGAAATGATATATAGTTGTAACAGTTCTTTACAGAATACAATGACCGTTACAACTAACGAATTTGGGCAGAACAATATGTTCGCCAAAGAACCCCAAATGTATGTGTCTAAAACCGACGCTGAGCGTTATGGTTATGAGACGTATGCAGAACGTGCAGAGAAACTTAATGGTCGTACCGCCATGATGGGTTTCGTTGCAGCCTTGATTTCTTACGCATTTACTGGTAAACTGTTTTTTGGAGTTATGTAATCCATTAAATACTTTTTACCATGGCACAAATCCCAGAAGTAATTTTTCAAACCTTCGACAAAGGTTGGGGTCAATTCAATTCTCTAGATCTCATTGAAGACAAGCGAATTGTAATCTTTGCTCTTCCTGGAGCATTCACCCCTACCTGTAGCAATTTTCAACTTCCTGCTTATGAGGAAGCATATGATGACATTCGTAATGAAATGATTGATGAAGTTTATTGCCTCTCGGTCAATGATACTTTCGTCATGAACGCTTGGTTTAAACAACTAGGTATTGAGAAAGTGAAACCTATTCCTGATGGGAACGGTGAGTTTACAAATGCGATGGGGATGTCAATCCCTAAAACAAATCGTGGTTTTGGATTCCGCTCTTGGAGATATGCTATGGTTGTTGATCACGGCGAAATCGAAATGACTTTCGTTGAAGATGGAAAGATTGGTAACTGCCCTTCTGATCCTTATCTTGTCAGTGATCCTCAAACCGTTCTGAAGTATCTCAAGAGTAAGTAATGCCTGATCCCGATGCCCTTTGGAAGGATGTACAAAAACTCGACGATTTGTATGAAGAGTTGATGTGGCACCCTGATGACGAATTACAATTTACACACGATGGTGAGAAAATCATCATTACAAACAAAACCTTGGAGAACCAACAATGACTGAAAACGCAGAAAGAATTAATGGATGGGCAGCAATGCTCGGAGTGGTCGCAGCAATCGGATCTTACGCCGTAACTGGTCAGATCATTCCTGGAATTTGGTAAATGTCAGATGTTCAGGCAGCATTACTCTTCCCATTTATCCCTCTGTTGGGGTATCTATTGCTAGAGTTGTTGCTGGATAAACCTGATGATGATGACGACCAGGGCGGTGGTATGATGATCCCCGCTTACAATCCAACAACATAAGAACAATGGCACTTTTAGCAATGGGGGCAATCCTCATTAGCACCTTTGTCGGTGCTGCAATGTTAACACAGTCAGGAGAGGAGTAATCCTCTCTTTTTTTATACATAATAGTGTTGAGAAGCACATCAAATCATGTCCAGAGATCCCAATAACACCTCCCGCTGGGTTGCAACCCGTCGTAATGAAGATAAAGATATTGAATACCTGGTGTCTCATAGCACCTGGTCACCCGATAAAAGATTTGCAAAGATCTTTGATGCCCAGGCAGGAGCGAGAAAATTCTTAAAGGAATCTGGACTGAAGGGCACAGTGCGAAAATTTGTGGTATAATATAGCGTTACCGTCTATCGCTATGATCTTAGAAACTATTCTGGCATTGACACCCGCAGATTATTCATACCTTGCAAGGGCGGTGCAAGTTGAAGCAGCATCTAATACCCAAGATGAGTTCTGCGTTGCAGTGTCTATTCTTAATCGAGTCCGCTCTCCGCTATATCCCAACAGTGTTCGGGATGTGGTCTATGCACCTGGTCAGTATGAGGGTATGAAACGTAACCCTCGTACTCAATACTCTGTCCTTACTCGTCTTCAAAATACTGATGAATTGTTAAAAGCATATAGTATTATCGGTGATCGCACCGACTTCAAAGGACAACGTATGCTAAGATATCGTGTAACGTCGGAAGACCCGATGTGCGATCCCAAAGGAAACTTCTATCACTACCACTGGCAAACATGATTAGAATCCGAACAATCAAAGACACACTAGGACAAGTCTTTCACTCCCCCGAAGCATCGGGAACATGGGGTGTTGAATGTGCAATTGATGAAGAAGTTGTGGACTGTGACGAAATGGACAATCCTCCTTACGTCGGTGTTCCTGCTCCTGCTTACCTAAAGGATGATCCTTGGTTCGGTCCTGCTCCTGTCAGGAGTGAGAAGCAACTGGATTACATGCAGCAGGAAACTCTTATCAAACAGCAACAGCATCAAGAAACTCATTCTGGCGAACCTGAGAACATCCATGAACTGATGTACGAGATGTCAACTGCCAACTGGAACACCGTTGGGGAAACTCAAGGTGCTTCTGAGAATTTTCATGAGGGTTGGCAGTCTGGCACTGGATTTTTTGAGTAGAAATACTCTAATTTTAGGTCTTGACGGGTTTTCCGTACCGTGTTATTATAAATACATGAACACGTTACGAAATGTAACACGTCATACACGCCTCACCGAGACTAAACAGCGTGTCAAAACAACAGTCTCTCATACCTCTGCTTAGGGTGCAGAGGAATAGTAACTCCACCATTTCCCTGATGGTCTTACTTATTTCTTATTCAAAATGGCTACTACTCTGTCGCGCCAACAAGGCGTAAACAACTGGGACTCGTTCTGCGAATGGGTTACCAGCACTAACAACCGTCTCTATGTCGGTTGGTTTGGCGTTCTGATGATCCCGACGTTGCTTGCAGCAACTATCTGTTTCGTCGTTGCCTTCGTCGCTGCTCCTCCTGTGGACATCGATGGTATTCGTGAACCCGTTGCTGGTTCGCTTCTTTACGGTAACAACATCATCTCTGGTGCTGTTGTTCCTTCGTCCAACGCAATCGGACTTCACTTCTATCCCATCTGGGAAGCAGCTACTCTAGATGAATGGTTGTACAACGGTGGTCCTTTCCAACTTGTTATCTTCCACTTCCTGATTGGTATCTTTGCATACATGGGTCGTGAGTGGGAACTGTCTTACCGCCTTGGTATGCGTCCCTGGATCTGCGTTGCATACAGCGCACCTGTCGCTGCTGCCTCTGCAGTCTTCCTCGTTTATCCTTTCGGTCAAGGTTCTTTCTCCGATGCTATGCCTCTTGGTATCTCTGGTACTTTTAACTATATGCTTGTATTCCAAGCAGAACACAATATCCTTATGCATCCGTTCCACATGC